TTATATTATATACGAACTGTAAAAGCTGCAAATAGTAAATTGAATCAAGGATTATTAAAACGACAACGATACAACCTAGTAAAAGAGATTTCAGAAAAATTTGTATTTGATAATATGTCTAAAATGCATATCAATAACTACAAAGTGTTAGCATCAATTAACATGATTTTTGAATATGAAGAAACAGATAATCCAAAACAATTATTGGAATGTAAACGAGCTATTATCGAAAGTGGTTTAATTGTTGAGAGAAAACAATCTAAAAAAGATCCGGTACTAGAACATTTTGAATCACAGCCACGTGAAGTACGTTTACTTACATATAAATTATTAGTAGACAAATTCAATGAAAAATATTCTGGGTTAGATGAATCACAAAAACAACTTCTAAATAAATACATTACACACGTTAATGATACTGCAACATTGCGAGAATATGTACAAACTATTATTCCAAAAATAAAAAAACAATTAGCTGAACTAGCTAAACCAATTGAAGATAAAGTTGTAAAGATTAAAGTACAAAAATTATCTGAAATGCTTTGTAATGTAGAAAATATGAAATCTATTAAAGAATCTCATATACTTTCATTATTACGTTACTTTGATTTAATTCGAGAATTAAAGGAGGTTCAATGAATTCGTTTCTACGAGACATAGAAAAAAAGTTTATAGTATTAGAATCTTCCGAATATTGCGATTCATGTGATAAACCTATAGATCAGTGTGAATGTGATGCTGAAGAAATAGATGAAATGAGTACAACAGGCGGCGTTGCTGGATATCAAACTCCGAATGCATTTGCTAAAGCGGATGATGACACTGTAGAAGTTTTAGGATATAAACGTGTAAATGAATCAAAGCCACCTGTTTCAAAACAACATGTTCCGGGTCATTATCAAACCGTTGAATTTGATGAAGAAGTTCAAAATGATAAATTTCCATTTTCAATTGATGAAGCAGATTGGTGGAATCGTGAAATGGAATATCCATCTAAAGATATAACAAATACGCCTGGCACTGCACATAAAAAGGATCAGGAAATGAAAAAACGTGTTGCTGAAATGTTAGAATCTAAATATGAGCAACTAGTTGAAGGCTATCGAGATTTTAAATCAGGAGATGATAAACCATCTAAAAAAATTAAATCTACTATTCAAGAAATTGCTAAAAAACTTCGAGAAATTGAAACTTTAGTTAATTATAATAGTAAACTTAAGACCGAATCCGGAGTAACGTCATCTGCATACGGTCCTAGTACAACAAAAGCATTAACAAAAATATCTGAAAGATTAATAAAAATATCAGAACGAATTAGATCATTAGGGGAATAATATGTCAAAACAACTAATAGTAGAATATATGCCATTTAAGCCCGTTGGTTCTTTAACAGAATCGAGTGGAGCTGCATATGGAATACCAGGTGGTTTTGTTGTACAAGGAGTTTTACAAAGAGCAGGAGCGAAAAACCAAAACGGACGAATATATCCAAAACATATATTACAACGAGAATGTATGCGATATCAACGCGAATATATCGATCAGCATAGAGCTTTAGGAGAACTAGATCATCCAGAATCATCTGTTGTTAACTTAAACAACGTATCTCACAATGTACTTAAAATATGGTGGGATGGTGATGATTTAAAAGGAGCAGTACAAGTATTAGATACACCTTCTGGTAAAATACTTAAAGAACTTTTCCGGGCGGGAATTACATTAGGTATTTCTAGTAGAGGATTAGGTAGTGTAAAAGAACTTCGCAATGAAAGTGCTGTAGAAGTACAAGAAGACTTTGAATTAATTTGTTGGGACTTTGTATCAAACCCATCAACCCATGGAGCATTTATGCGACCAACTCATATGCACGAATCAGTAAATAAAAACATAAAAACAAACAAATACACACGAGTACATGATGCAATTACATCTATACTATGTGAAGATGGAAAATGTAGGATATAATATGAACACTCCAAATTTAAAAATGATTCTCGAAACATTAATGGACGACCAACCTAAACCAATGTCTAAAGATGAAAAACTAGCAGTTATGCAAGAAATTAAAAACTTTTCAGCATTAGGCGAATCTGTATATGGAAAAGGAGATTTAGAACATATTGTTGAACGCGTTCGTAATATTGTTGAATCGGCTCAGCGAGTAATGACTGAAAAATCAGACTGGTTTGATCAAGTTTCATTAAAACGTGAAGGTAAGCGTTTACAAGAAGATTACAAAGTCTTCGAAGATGCATGCAAAGAAATGAAAGTACTTCAAGAAAGAATGGCCATGGCTTATGAAAATATTGGTCAAAATTTAAATCGTTACTTTGAAATGTAATATATAATTCTTATAATTAAGGTATATAATGAATAAACTTAAAAAATTGTATCGAGACTTTTTTGGATTACGAGAAGCAGCAACACCTACATCTAATATTCCAAAAATCTTACCACATGATGAAATTGAAAAAAGTATAGTAGCTGTAAAAAAATATGGCGATGCAATGAAAGCGGCCGGTCTTTTAGAAACTGATGAAATTGATGAAGCACAATTGGTTAATAATATAACTGATTATCGAGGAGGGGTTGAATACGTGCTTCGGGATCCAGCAGAAGCTCAATCTGTTGCATCAGAAATTCGTCAGTGGTCTGAGAAAAAAGGTTTTACTGTAGTTACCAATAAAATATCTAAATCTGGTAAAGTAGGATATTTTTATTTTCGGTTAGGACAAGATCCAGCATTAGAATCACAAAAGATTCAAGGATATATAGCACAAAAACCAGAAATCAAACATTTCCGATTTAATGTACGCGGAGAACAAACACCGGCTCCAGAAACGTCAGTAGCCCCTATAAAACGTAGAAATCCAAATATCAATATATGAGTAAAAAACAAAAACAACACCGTATGGTAGTTCCCGGCAATGCATTGGCAGTAAATGTTGTCGGAACAGCACGAGAAGATTTAGCAGCTGCACTTAAAACATGGAAACGCAAAGTAAAATCATCCAATGTTTTAGAATCAGTTAAAGATCGCAAAGAATACATTAAACCTAGTGTTCAAAAAAGATCAGAAAAATCTAAAGCAGTTTATATGCAGTATATACGTGATCTGCATAACAAATAAAATTTTAAACTAATTTTAATTAAGCCTCAACAAAAAAAGTTGGGGCTTTTTTACTGTTTTTATAATCATGATGATATATATAAATGAATACGCTATCCAATCTATTCTATATAGCGTCTATTAAATATAAATTTCTATTAAGATTCTAAATAATCTTATTTCCAAAAAACAAAATTTAAGGAGAAAAAAGTATGGCAAAATCTGATTTGCTAAAACAAGCAATCGCCGACGCAAATGCTGTTAAAGAAACTGCATTAGCAAACGCAAAGATCGCTTTGCAAGAAGCTTTCGCACCACGCCTTGAAAGAATGTTAGCTACTAAAATGTCTGAAGAATTAGAAGATGAAGACGAATTAGGTGCAGATGTTCCAACAGATATGGGTGACGATGTTGATGCAACTGGCGGTGAAGAATTAAATGGTACCGATGTTGGTGATTTATCAATTGACGTAGACAATGATGGAGAATTTGATGAATTTGATGTTATGTCTAAAGAGCCAATAGAAGAACCAGCTGCTGGTATAGCACCAGAAGACGAAATGTCAGACGAAGAAATGGCAACTGAGTACAATGAAGGCTATGATGACATGGATGAAGATCTAGAATTAGAATCAATCATTCGCGAGTTAGAAGGCGATCTACCAGCAGAACCAATGGCAGCTGAAATGGATGTAGAAGAAGAGGAAGAAATAGAAGACCTTCCAGAAGGCTACGGACATGAAGAAGAATTAGAAGAAGACATTGATGCAATCATCGAAGCTATCCTTCGCGAAGAAGATTATGAAGCCGACGGTGATGTTTCTGCAAAAGATGCAGATGGAACTGCAAAAACTGGAAAAGAGTTAGCTGAAACTAAATCAGAATTAGAAGAAGCTTATAAGACAGTTAAAAAGTTAACTAGCATCATTAACGAAGTAAATCTTCTAAATGCAAAACTTCTTTACACAAACAAATTGTTCCGCAATTTTGAATTGTCTGAAGGTCAGAAAATGAAAGTTATTGAAAACTTTGACCGCGCAGGTAATACAAGAGAAGTAAAATTAGTATTTAGTACGTTGGCTGAATCATTTAAACGTCCTGAAACAAAGAAAAGAGTAGTAAAAGAGTCTTATGCTTCTAAAGCAACACAAACCACAGCTCCTAAATCTGCTCCAATTCTTAACGAAGGATTTGAATTAGCTGACAGATGGAAAAAATTAGCAGGATTGCTATAAAAACAATTAGAAAGGAAAACAAAAAATGAGTATTTCAAACTTATTGCAAACTAACGATTTCGTACAAAGAAATCAAGCAAAAGCTTTGCAAACAAAATGGGAAAAAACCGGACTTCTAGAAGGTCTTAGAGGTGAAACCGAAAGAGCGGGTATGGCTCAATTGCTTGAAAACCAAGCACGTCAATTAGTAAAAGAAGCATCACAAACAGGTGTAGCTCAAGGATCTGAAGAGTGGGCTGGTGTAGCACTTCCATTGGTAAGAAGAATCTTCGCAGAATTTGCAGCAAAAGAATTCGTTTCAGTTCAGCCAATGAACTTGCCATCAGGACTTATTTTCTATCTAGACTTTAAGTATGGTACAGCTCAACCTGGATTTGATGATGATAATTTAAACAGAACTGGTGATCCATTTGGACCGGGTAATGCAGATGACTCCATGTTTGGTGTTACTACTACTGGTTCTGATGCAACAGGTGGTCTTTATGGAGCTGGTCGTTTTGGATATTCACTTAATAACGTATTATCTGCAGCATTG